CAAAAGGCACTTGAAATGTGGGAAAAACGTAGTCCTCACTGGTATTAAATAAAGGTAGGTGAAAAAGAATGACAAGCATTAAGGATATACAGGCATTACGTGAGATTTTAGGGGGCATGAGTTATTCTGCTCCCTCCTCTTACAAGCCATACACACCTCAAAAAGTGGACATTAAATATACCCCAGTTTCATTACCGAAGTATGATTTTAAACCATCAGACTTTACATCAACCAAAAGTTCTAAAAAAGGTTTCAGTTTGAAGCCTAACTTTTGGGATATGTTATCAGGTACCCTAGGTCAACCCGGTGGAATCATGACTAATATGATTTACGATACAGTTAAGAAACTGGAGAAGGATAAAAAGAGCCACAAATCGCTATTAAAGACCATTTTAGACCTGTCACCTAACCAGATGCTAGGACGAACACTCTATCAAGCTGCTAAAAATGGTGGCAAGGAGCAAATGAAGGATTGGAAAAACGGTCCATTTAATCAATGGGGTGATGTTCCGGGCATCGGTTTCCTTCATGGTATGGATAAAGGGTACAAACGTGGTCACGATATTATGGACCTAGCCGGGATGAAAGATGGTATCGGTAAAACAGCTGCCGGGATTGGAGTCGATATCGCATTCGATCCATTGACTTACTTAACTGGTGGAGCATCAATGGCTACTAAACTAGGAAAAGCTGCTGAAATTGCCGAAGTGGCGAACCAAGCTAAGAAAATAGGAGTAGTCGGTAAGGTTAAGAATGTCGAAGAATTGAAGACTGCTGCTTATGATGTGTTTAAAAATCAATATGCGAAGTATCCGAACCTAGCGGATAAAATGGCTGCTAAGAAAGTAGCTGAAGTTGAAAAGGCCGTAATGAAAGCTAAAACTACAGCGTTCAATGAAAACATTAATAAGTGGGGAGTATCAGTTCCGTTTTCCAATAAGGCTACAGGTGCCATTGGAGATATCGGTCCTAGAAATCCTCTGTTCAGAACAGAAGCTAAGTTGGGATCTGAATACAGTCACGTAGTCGAAAACTTAATTGACAAAGCCGGGATTCAAAATAGTGCATATAAAACACTTTTGACGAATGCAATCAAACATCATTATGGTGTCTCTAGTTTAGATGATCTGACTAAGACTCATATGGAAGATCTAACAGAACAATTGGCTCCGATTCTTAAATTAATCAAAGAAGGCAAGTTTACTGGAAAAGCAAATGAAGGTAAATTTATCAGAACAACGAATGATATGCTGAAGAATGAACATATCGGTATGAGTAATGGACGTACCAATTTTGAACATATGTTGGATAAAAGCAACCCATTTGAAGCACGTACTTTGAACACTGGTGATAAGTTCCTAGATTCAATGGGTCATGAAATTATGGATGCAAATTCTCAGCGTGTAGGGGAAACTGCCAAATACACGAAAGGTTTATCCAAAGTTCAGCAATTCGTTCGGAAAAAGAAGATCAGTGACAAAGAAATGCAAGAAGCTATCTATCATATTGAGGGTAAAATACCTGACAAATATCCTAAAGGATGGACTCCATCGGATAGAGTACAAGAGTTAGCCGGGTTGATTCAACAGGTTACTCATGCTGTAGGTAATGATGATGTAGCTGCCGGGGTACTATCGAACCTAAGGAAGAATTATTTTCCTCACGTTCTAAATAAGACGGATGATGACATCAAAGCTTTGATGGACTTCGATAAATCACACCCTAGTTTAAAAGGTCTTAGCAATAAGAACGTCTTTGACCAATCACGTAAAAGCTTTCAGACAATGGCCGACAAGGATAACTACATCGAAAAGCTGTCTAAATTGATATCCAGAGAAACAGATCCGGCTAAAAAAGCGGAATTGGAAGAACAGCTGAAGCGTGTAGAAAACTTATTCGATACCGATGTAGTTTCTGCTTTGACTCGAAGGGTACGAGAAGGTGTACGTTCCAGAGCAGCAAAACAATTACAGACAAAACTACAAAGATTTGGTATGATGGATACAGAAGCTAGGCAAGGATTGGAAAAACTTAGTCCAGAAGATGCTAGGAAGTTAGGCTTACCTAAAGGAACAAACCATTACATGCACCCAAAAGTACTTGAAGGTCTGAAGAAAACGGACGAAATATTCACCAATGAAGGTATGAATAAGTTCGCTCGACATCTATCTGCTATTGCTGATATCTGGCGACCGCTAGTAACCTACTACAAACCATCCCACTTCCGTAATAACTTTATCGGAAATGCGATTAATAATATGGCAGCCGGAGTACACGTTAGGGATTACAAAGCAGCCGGAAAATTAATCATGGGTTGGAGAAATGGGAAACTAAACAAGGCTCAAATGGAAATCATGCACTTAGCGTACAAGCACAATGTCATTTCTGGTGGATTCTTGTTCGATTCAATGCCTAATTTTCATTTTGAAAAACCTACATGGTTGGAGAAAACAGCAAAAGTCGTGGGTGACAACCGACATATAAAGAAAATTAGGACAGCCGGTGAGTTTTTTGATGACTATACTCGTCTAGCAAACTTCGTAAATGGACTAGATAAGTACAGTAATACCACAAAAGCTGCTACTCAGGTTCGAGAATACTTATTCAACTACAATGAACTGAGTAAAGCTGATAGGGCCATGCGTGTTGTTGTACCATTCTGGAATTGGACAAAGCGTAACATACCTCTTCAGATGAAATTATTGATGGAGAATCCTAAGTTCGCCATGAATAATGAAAGATTCAGAGACTTGTTCAATTACGATGATGAAGATGGAGCCGATTGGCAGAAGAAATCTGGGATTAAAGTCAACGATGATTACTATACGTCCATTCCTTCCCCAGTTAATGACTTGGAAACACTAGCTAATCCGGGTCAGTTCTTAGGTTCCTTGAACCCGGCATTGAAGATGTTCGGTGAAACGTCATTGAACAGAAAGTTTTATACAGGTAAGCCAATCAGCTATGGGTCTGATGAGTTGCAAGCTGAAGACGTTCCTCAGTATGTAGCATCGAACATGGGCATAGGTGGTAACCTTTATGACTTACTGAGCGGTAGAAAAGGTGTCGGAGAATCGGCATTTAACCTCTTCAACCCAGTAACGAAAATTAATCACGTCGGTCAGTGAGGAGGTAACTGGGATGGAGATTTTATTGAACATAGCTAAAGAATATGGTTTGTTCGTTGCTCTAGTAGTCTATGTTTTGTGGACTACTAGGGAACGTGAAAACCGATACATCGAAGTAATAAAAACTTTATCTGAGGAAGTAAAAGAACGTCTAGCAAAGATCGAAACCATTATTAAAAGGAAGTGAAACTAATGAAAAACGTGAGTAAAACAGCTATTCTCCCTGTAGTTTCAATTATCTGCATGGGTATTGCAGCAATCACAGGACATAAATTTAATGCTGATGTGGTAGATAACATCGCTACTGTCGCATCAATTGCAATTACAGCCGGAATTTCTATCTGGGGTGTATTTAAAAACCATAAGAAAGAAGGTAAATAATATGGCTATGAATTTTTCAAATGCCGGAATTAGGTTAGTGGAGAAACTAGAAGGTTGTATTCTTGAAGCTTATAAGGATGATGCCGGCATACCTACGATTGGATTTGGACATACTGGTGGAGTTTACATGGGTCAAAAAATAACCCAAGCACAAGCGGATGACTTACTTCGTAAGGACCTAAAGAAATTTGTGGATAGAGTTAACAAGTATGTAAAGGTTCCTCTTAACCAGAACCAATTTGATGCCCTAGTTATCTTCGATTTTAATACAGGCTCTTTAGGTACTAGCACTCTATTGAAAAAGCTAAATGCCGGAGATTATGCCGGGGCCGCTGCTCAATTCGATGTCTGGAATAAAATTACGGATCCTGAAACTGGGGAAAAGGTGGTTTCTAAAGGATTGATTAATCGTAGAAATGCTGAACAGGCCCTATTCAATACACCTGTCAAAGCTACTCCTGTATCAAAACCTGTTACAAAAACGACCAAACCTAAACCAGTATCCTCTAGTTCATCAGCAGTTGTTGCTTATCCGGGCCACTTGATCACTAGAGGGTCTACAGATCGTGACAATGTAAAAAGAATTCAACGTGCTTTAGGTATTCAAGCTGACGGTATTTTCGGTAATGGAACCTATATGGCAGTTCGTAATTACCAAGCACGACATAACTTACATGTGGATGGTGTTGTAGGTAAAACTACTTGGAACACGTTATTCTAAAACAAAAACCCACTCATTACGAGTGGGTTTCTTCACCTATCCATCTACGTTTATACCAATCTCTCGCTCTCACTGCATAATCCACCATCTTGTCTAAATCTTCAAGACCATTTTTATATTCAGCACGTTGAGCATATTTAACTACATTTGCTAATGCGAAGTGTAGAAATACCTCAGGTGGAAATCCTTTTTGTAAAAACTCAATTGTATCTATTGAATGTTGATGATAATGTTGAGGTTCATTATATTGTTCTTTGAATTCCACTTTAGGTTCTTTTTCTCGATTATCCCAACAAGATTTATGATAAAATTTATGGTTATATTGAGTAACAATATGAAAACCTTCTATTTTGTTACCGCATACTGGACATATATAATCATGCTCCGATTGTTTCTGCATGTGCGGAAATCACTCCTCTAAAATTCTTTGTTAATTCACAAACCTGTGTGAATGATTGTCCTTGATAGTGCATAAGATAAGGTAAGAAGCCAGATAGTTTCTCACCAATATCACACTGATAAATGTCTCCTGTCACAATTACGTGGCAACTATCGTGTAATCTGGTGAGAACTTTCTTTAGTTCACGCTTGGTCATATTTTGTGCTTCATCAATGATTACGACAGCATC